ATCTTTTTTGTAATAATAGAACTCGTCGTGTTGATTTAGCGTAGAACAATGCTCCGCTACAAACAATACGATCTTTTAAAGTTCTATTCTCCATTGGCCAACTCGGTAATCACCTTCAAATGATTTTGCCCACTGTACGTTATTCCATACGTACTGTATGCCAGTATATATATTTGTTTGAAGAAGATGCTGGCCTGGTTCTTGAGCGTCAAATATAATATGCCATGTTTCGCCATCCCACTCTATAATATCATTGGCGTAAGCTATAAAATCTGTACCGTCATTATTTTTCCAAGCATCAGGTCCGTCGACATTGTTAGTTGCGCCAATATCTTCTACCAACATATATCGTGTACCGGCACCTAAATCGGCCGCACCTGTTGTTGGATCAACTAAGCCTGAACCCCTTGGTCCTTTAGTAGTTGGATCAATAATGGCATCAAATGTGCCTGGGCTACCGGTTCTAACACTTTGATAACCACTAAAAATGTTTTCTGTTAGCAAGTCATCTTTAGAATATGTGTCTGGATCCCAGTTTATTTGTAATATAGTTGGGTCTACAACACTAATAGCAATAGTGCCAATGACTGGAGATCCTGTAGGTTGGTTTAAAAATATTCTACTTGAACCAGCTTTGTACATTCCGGGATGTTGGCTAAACAAATCATCCCATACTAATGATGCGCCTTGTCTTAATGGTATGTCTAATGTTGGTTCTCTCGGAACAGAATTTTCGTTCTTTCCCATCAGCACCGCTTGGCTATTATATACTTGTATGTGATAGTTGCTAATAGTTACAGTATCTTTAGCAAGTTCATTGCTTAAAGTAGTAGTGTCACCGCCTAGATCGGCACCAAGTCCGTCAATATATCCACCAGCGTCAGTAGTACTATTTTGATATATGCTGGTAACAATGCTAGTAATAACTCCAAGATGTTTAACCTTTGCTGGAGGACTAATCCAAATAGGAGTGTCTAATGTAAGTGTAGCAATATCAATCGGCGCATCCTGCGTGCCAATAGGTACAGATCTACTACTCCACGACATACTAGCTAATTCTAGAACAGTTAAACTAGTCCAGTCAATGTAGTTATCTGTAGTTTGTAACTCTAAACTTGGGTTAAACAGCACAAGGATTTGTTCAAGAATTTGTAATTTTTGATCTGCGTTTGCTGACCATATGTCGCATTTCATTGTTAGTTTAAACGGAGTAGGCATCATACGCTCAACTGTATAATTTTTTCCTTGACCTACAGTATATACTCCTTGGTCAATGTCTCGTTCTCTAAAATGTAACTTACCAACATAAGTGCTGTCACTTAATCTTGCTCTATCAATATCTAAAGCTGAAATGTATACACTAATACGAGGCGTAGAATTAACTACGTTTTCCGAGTTCTGGCGCATGATATTAGCTACTTGTTTATCAGCGTCGCCATACATTACCGGGATACGAACTAGTGTACCGTCACCGTATTTTACACTAAAATTACTTAGTACACGAATTGTCTGTGTTAGATACCTACGTATCTGTCCGTCATAAAAATGAAGCATTATAAATCCGCCTTAGGTCGAAGAGCTTTTGACAGACTCTGTCTTACTTCTTCTTTATTGTTGTATAACCCAACTTGCCATATATCTGTGTATGGAATTGTTTGTTGCGTATCCGGATCTAACAAATTAGTTAACGGCAAGGTAATTCTAACTTTAGCAACGGTATCTACAAGATAGCTAGAAATTAATACTTGATCAGGATAGTCAGCTACAGTAAATCCAATTTCTGTAATAGACTGTTTGAGCATTATATATGGCGCTTCGATATAATCTATAGTAGTATTGATTATGTAATCACCAGCAGTTAATTTAACAGCATCAACAGCTACTTGTTGATTATAAATTGCGTCAGTATTATTAATAAACCCAGTCTTAAGAGTTTGACGTGTGTTATCGTTAGTCATTGTCATACGTACAGCATCTTCAACTTTTATCCAACGATTTTTTTCGTATCTAAATAATCTATTAGGTAAGAAATCTGTACGCAAAAAGAAATCATCTTGTTGTGCGCTTTCTGGAAATTGAATTCCGTGACCAAAATCGTATCCGTTTGCTGGGAATCCGTCGCCTACTAAGTATCCGGTGTAACCTGTTCTAACTGGTCTAGCATTGCTTTCTTGTGCTGTAAGTGTAGCATTACTAGCATCAATAGATGTTAGATCGGCAGTATTTAAAATAGGCTTGCCCATATTATCAACTGCTAAAGTGTAAAACTGTCTAGTCTCATATCCGCTCTTAGGAGCGTCTGCTTCTGCTTGAGCAACTACAATATCATTAACTGCTAATTCTTTATTATGAGTGCTTAATAAATCACGTAGCGTTTGACCGGTTGGGTTGCCGCTAGCATCTAGCAAAGGATCACCGTTAGCATCAAGCACTGGCTTGTTAAAGATATCAGCAAACTGTTGATTGTCTGTAACCTTTCTAAGTTTTAAACGATACAGATGCGGATACCAAGTAGAACTAAATCCTTCGCTAGCACGGCCTACATCTTCAATTACATAATAACGTGGTAATCCTACTTCAAAATCATTTAACGCAAACTGATCACGTAAGTGCGGCATTTCCATGACATCGCCACTGATAGGTTTACGTCCTATGTATTTGATAAAGTCGTTAATGTGTACTGTCATAAACAACGTATCGTTATCTATGAATAATCCAAATTGACTTAAATTAAAGTCAATGTTTTGTACATTGTATAGTCCACGAATTCTGTAAATTTCTGGGTCATACTTGCGATCTCTGTTTTCTAAAAACAATAAATCTTGTATATTAGTTACAGCCGTTGTAGCATAATGCGGCTGATCAGCCGTAGCATTAGCCTCGCTAGTATTAGAACCGATATATTTGTGTAGGTAAACATCAGTTGCTCCTACCTGAAACATCTCAGAAATCTGGCGATCTATAAACTTGTAGTCTTGCCCTCTTTCGGGCTTGTATAGGGATAAACGTGGCATATGATATTTATCGTTAGATAAATATGAGTGGAGAACTATTATGTCTGATTCTACATCTTTAATTGAACGAAACAAGGTATTTGACTACGTGCGCGATATGCTAGGTGACGGCATGGTTGAAGTAGAGCTAGATCCAAAGCACTACGAAACAGCCCTAAATCGTGCTATTACTCGCTTTAGACAACGCAGTAGTAATGCTGTAGAAGAAAGCTATAGTTTTTTAGAATTAATACAGGATCAAAACGAGTATCGTTTACCTGATGAAATCATTGAAGTACAAAGCGTATTTCGTAGAGCTATTGGCTCACGTAGCGGGCTAGGCGCTGGCGGCACGGTATTCGAGCCATTCAACTTGGCCTATACTAACACCTATTTAATGAGCGGTAGTATGATGGGCGGCCTAGCAACATATGAATTGTTTTCTGGATATCAAAAGTTAGTGGGGCGTATGTTTGGTAGCTACATTGAATTTAAATGGAAACCAACTAGTCACATATTAACTATTCTTCAACGTCCGTTTGCTCAAGGTGAACAGATCCTGTTGCGCACACACAACTATCGTCCAGACTATGTATTACTACAAGACATATATGCCAAGCAATGGCTACGTGATTATACTCTTGCAGTTTGTAAACTAATGTTAGGCGAAGCACGCTCTAAATTTGCCACTATTGCAGGCCCAGGATCGGGCGGAATTACCTTAAATGGCGCCGCATTATTATCTGCTGGTAAAGAAGAACTAACTAACTTAGACAAAGAACTAGCTGAATTAGTATCAGGTGGAAGCCCGATGACGTTTATTATTGGCTAACAAATAATTTGACCTTGTAATAAAACTGTTATATACTAGCACTACATTAGGGGTGCTATATGATTATAGGTGTGTGCGGTTTTATTGGTTCCGGCAAAGATACTATTGCCGACTATCTTACAAATTTCCACGGTTTTAGGCGAGAAAGTTTTGCCAACAGTTTAAAAGATGCTGTTGCTCATGTGTTTGGTTGGGACCGAACAATGCTAGAGGGCCGAACAAAAACTGCTCGCGAATGGCGTGAACAAGTAGATCCGTGGTGGGCACAACGATTATACATGCCCAATCTTACCCCACGCTGGGTACTACAATACTGGGGCTCAGAAGTATGTCGTAAAGCATTCCACGATGATATTTGGATTGCCAGCTTAGAGTATAAACTTCGCAAA